CGATCGACCGTGCAACTGATCAGCGCCCCGTCCGCACGCGCGGCCCAGAGCGTTAGGTCAGGCTCCTGCTGGTAAGCCAGCTCGACCACGCCTCCGGTCGTGATGTGCTCGGCCAGTACCGCGAGGTCAGGACTGGCATAGCCGTCGAAGTCGTAGCGGTAGCCCATCGCGCGCACCTTGCGCCCGGCGCGCTGCACGAACATGGTTTCCTTGCCGATCAGTACCGGACGCACGCCCTTCGAGCCATGCGCCGACTCGGGCCGAATGCGCACGTTCGTCGGCGTGAGCGGCTTCTCGACGCCGCCTTGCAGCGAGAATTCCCCGCCGTAGGTGAGCACGATCAAGTTGCGCAGGCTGGCGACGTAGGCAATCGGGTTCACCTCGTCGCTGGCGATGGTGAAACTGAAACTGTCGTCGTCATTCGTGCCCTTGGTGAAGTCCAGGTATTCGGCGGTGCGGCTGCCCCAGATGGTCTGCGGGAACTTGGTCGAACCGGCAGCAACCAAGCGCTGCTCATGCAGCGTCACGGTGCGCGGGTAGCGACCAGGCCAGCGGCGGCGAGGCGACGATGCCGGTCAGCGCCGTGATGATCGTCGCCTTCACCACGGTCGCGGAGGTGAAACTCGTGATCTTGCACAGGCCGCCGTTGATGCGCACGAACTTACCGACATCCTCGGCGCGCCACGTGCTTTCGGTGATCCCCCAGCCGCCCTGTGAATAGGTCAGGCTGGCGAAATCCGCGCTCGTGGTCGCGTTGACGTGCGTCGTGTCGGTGAACGCGGTGATCGTCGCGATGCCGCTGTCGGCATAGAGCACCTTGCCCACGTCGCCGGCCACGAACACAGCAGCCGACGCGGTGACGGTGATCGCGCCGGTCTTCGCGGTCAGGGTTAGATTCGCGGCCCGGGTAAGCGCGCCCGACAGGTCGATCGAGCTCGCCACCGGGTCTTTCGCCTTCGGCACCACGATCGCCTGCGGCGACACGTCGAGATACCACGCGCCCGAGGCCAGCGACACGCCCGCGAACGCGATGGTGATGTCCACCGTCAGCACCGTCGCCGAGGTGTAGCCCGTCACCAGCGCCAAGCCGGCATCGCTGATGAGGCTGCGCCCAACATCGGTGGGCAGGAACACGCCAACGCTGGCGGTCGCGGTGCGCCCGGTGCCGACCGTCGATGCCGAAAGCGTGACCGTTGCGGCGAGCGCGTGGCCCTGCTCGTCAAATGGAGTGGTTGTGAACGGCGCGGCTGCCAGGCTCCACACCGTGTCTGAAAACTGCCGCAGGCGTTGGACCGGCACGCTCGGGTGCGCGAGGAACATCGTATCCGCGCCCTGCACGAAATCGAGGTCGGGCAGCATGGCCTCGCTGTAGGCCGTCACCACCTCCGCGAGCAGCGCGCCGCCGCCGGCCGGGTAAACGCGCAGGTACAGATCGCCGAACTCAAGCATGTAGGCCGTGTCGCGGCTGAAGACGAACGCGATCAGGCGCGACTTCTTGGCGTTTGTCTTCGTGCCGGTCAGGTAGCGCAATCCGCCGCGCCGCTTGGCACCGCCGTGGATCACCGGCTTGGCATTGACGAGCGAGCGCGCGGCGTTGTTGTACCGGTCGATGTCGGTGCGACCGATCAGGCGCGGGCTGATCTCGCCGGCCGTGAAGTTTGTCGAAGCAAGGCTGACGCGCGGCACTTCAGCGACCCCACCAACCCTGTCCCACGCCGAAGCGGCTGTTCAGCAGCGGCGAGTCGCCCATGGTCTCGGGCGTGTCGTCCTGGCCGTCAACCGCACGGGCTTGCTTCAGCACGTCCTTCAACGCATCGTCGATGACCTGGGCCAGGCTGGTCGATTGAGTGATCGGGTAGGCCATCACCGCCTTCATGCTGACGGTCATTCCCCAAACGAGCATGTCGTCCCAGGTGCCAGGGTTCTCATTGCGCCAGATGTAGCGCAGCAGGCACGGGTTGTCGTCGCACAAGAGTTTGCCGCTCTCGATCTTGAACGGCGCCTCCGCGCCGGACTCGCCCACCGACAGCGTGCGCATGTAGTCGCTGGGCAGCGTGAACTGGAAGGCCCAGTCGAAGGCGGGCGTTGCCAGGTCGGGCGCCAGCGACACGCGTTTGACAGCGCAGTTCCACGGGTGGCGGCGCAGCACGAAGTCTCGCACCGATGGGTACAGGTTTGCCGCCAAGCGCGCGCGATCGCTGTCTTCGGCCAGGTCGTTGATCGGCTGCGCACCGAGCATGAGCAGTGCATTGCTGCAGACGGACACTTCGGTGGCGCTCATCCGTTCACCCTGAAAAAACGGGGCGGCAAGCACACGGCCGGCCGCCCCTGATCAAACTCGCGCCCTTCGGCACGAGAGGAGACAATCAGTCCTGGACGTAGGCGGCCTTCAGCGTGAGCACCTGGCCGGCCGGCGCTGCCGCACCCGCGATGGTCGAAACCAGCGTCGCATCGTCGGTCGTGCTGGAGAACGCGTTGGCGACGCTGTTGCTGTCGTCGGTGACTTCGTAGCCGCCGCCGGTCATCGTCATGGTGTTGGTTCCCGAGGCGGTTGCGTTGTTCGACAACTGCACCAGAGCGCCGATGCCGCTGCCCGAGATCGCCGCAATCACCGTGTTCGCGGCGATGCCGGTGCCGGTGATCAGCGAGCCCACCTGAAACGAGCCTGGCGAGCTCGCAATGGTCGCGATGTTCGAGCTTGCCACCGTCGTCGCGGTGCCGGTGTTGACCTGCTCCGAGACGATCGGCACCGCCGAGCCGGCCGCGTTGATCGCCGTGGCCGCCAGGTGCCGCGCCGGCACCACGTTGTCACCGAGGTTGGCCGTGCTCGATGCCGTGCCGGCCGTGAAGATCAGTTTTGACAGGTGTCCGACCAGACGCGACTTGAGCGGCAACTTGAACCAGTAGAGTTTGTCGCCGACCAGCAGCGTCGCCGCCGGCACGACGAAGAACGCTTCCATAAAGCGCAAGCGGCCGCCGTGCTTGTTCGCCTTGACGCGCGTGGCTGGCGCAAGGCCGGATTGCGGGCCGTTGATGACGGTCTGCACGTCCGAGTAGTAGGTGACCAGCGACACCGCGCCGGTCCTCACTTGCAGCGCAAACAACCGCTGCGCCAGCTCCGCGCCGAGCGCTGCGACCATCGACCAGAACAACTTCATCATGATGTGATACCCCTTGTGGTTTGGTTGACGGTCAGGCGCAGGCGATCTCGACGACGCCCTCGTCTTCGATTCGGGTGGCGCCGATCGCCATGTCCGCGAAGACCTGCCAGGCGTTGTTCTTGTCCGGGCGACGATCGACCGCGGTATTGATTTCCTGGCCGATGCCAAGCGCCACGCACGACCGCGACCACGCCATCGCGTAGCCGGTCGTCGCGGTGCCGTCCTTGAACACGCGCTCGGTGCGCACGAACTTGAAGCCGAGGAAAGTGTCGATTTGCCCCTGCGCGAGGGCTTTCACTGAGTTGTAGTCGATCGACTTGATTTCGGTCGTGCCGTAGAGGTTGGTGAGCATCTTGGCGTTGACCGCGATCACGCGCGCAGCCTGCTCGCTCGGCGATTGGCCGTCCATGGCCATGCTCGCGTCGTCATCGACCTCGTTGCCGTCCAGAATTTCCTTCGTGGTCAGCAGTTTGGCCAGCGTCAACGACGTGCCGCCAACGGCGATCTTCTGCGAGGCAGGCAGCGCCGCCAGGCCGATATTGGTTCGTGCGTTGCCGCGCGAGGCGGTCAGAATCGCGTCGTCTATCTGGCGATTCAATGCCGCGTTGGCGAGCATCGCGTAGCCGCTCATCGGATCGGCAAGCAGCCGCACCTTGTCGAGCTTGTCGATCAAGTCGGCCCAGCCCTTGTCGGCCAGGTCGATCCAGCGCCGGCTGTGCGGCACTTCGACGAACTTGGTGTCGGCGTGGCGCGACGTGATGTCGTAGGCCTCGGCCTTGCCCATGCGCTCGACGCTCTTGGACTGGCCGACGATGCCGGCCTCGATTTGGCACCACGGGCGCAGCCGGGCCTGCTTTTGCTGGTACAGCACTCGAAATGTGTTCGAGAACTGCATCACCATGTTCTCGGGAATTTGAAAGCTCATGTGAGGCTCCTGATGGGTGGTTGGCGACTCGCGTCGCTTGAACTGCCGTCAGGTTGTCCACTTGCGTGGGCCTCACTGCGCGGGGCTGCACCGGCTGCCGTGCATACCCTGGCGGGCTATCAATCGGCCGGTTCCCCACGCGCCACAGCGGGCCGGCGTGAGCCATGATGCACTTGCCAGAGTGTCGGGTTCAAGTCAGCCCGTCTTGAACGTGTGCGTGCGCCCGCTGGCGACCGGCCGCGTGCCGGCAATGCGCGCCGTGAGCGCATCGACCTTCGCTCGTACCGAGAAGTGCTGCGGGTCGTTCGCGTTCAGGAACGCCTTGGACGACATCAACTGATCGAGGTTGTCGTTCATTTGCGCTTGCGCTTCGGGCGAGGCCTGCGTGTCTTCGCCCATTTCCTTGCCGATCGAGGCCAGGCCTTTGATCAGGCGCGCGTCGTTGCCGTAGTCCTTCAGGATGCCGTCGAAGTCGGCGCCGAATATCGCCTTGCCGGCAGAGAACGCGGTGCCGATCTGCTGCCGGTACTCGGCGTCGGTCTTCCACCCGTCCACCTGGCGCAGCGTCGACTCGGCCTCGGCGGCGTCGAGCACGGGCATGGCCTCGCGCATCTTGATGCCGCGCTCGGTGAGCTCGGCCACCACGCCGTCGAGCTGCTTCTGGCTCAGGTTCAGGCCGTGCATCTTGCCCATGAAGGCCTTGAAGTCGTCGGACTTCGCGAGGTCTTCGGCGTTCACGCGGTCTTTCAGCGCCTCGGGCAGATTGACCTTGTAGCCGTCCACCGTCTGCGGCGGTGCGTCCCCGGCGCCAAGCCGCCGTTCGAGCGGCGCGTAGCCGTCGCGCGCGATCTTCAGCGCCGTAGCTTGGTAGTCCGGCGTCCCGTCTGCACCTTTGACGAGGAACTTGTCTGGGATGCCCGGTTCGGCGCCGCCGGCAGATCCAGCAGGCGTCGTTCCACCGCCAGCGCCACCAGGCGGCGCACCGCCAGGCGCTGGCGCACCGGCAGCGAGTACATTTCCTGCGCCAGCGCCTGCACCAGCGCCAGGTGACGCACCGTTGTTGCCGCCTGCGCCTGCTGCACCAGCGCCACCGCCAGGCGCTGCGCCGCCGTCTCCTGCGCCCGGCGCCGCGCCGCCCGCACTGCCATCATCTGCCGCAGCCATGTGAACATGCTTGCTCCAATCGAACATCATTGCCCCCGCTTGAGTTGCGGCGCTTCAGTGCGCACGAGTCGCGGCGCCGCTGGTTGAAAATCTCGCATCAGTTCCGGCCGCGCCGTATCGCGCTGCAACGCCATGGGTCGACGCGCAAAGGCTCGCCACCCGCGCATTGCGACGATGACCGGCGCCAACACATCGACACGCGCTCGCTCGCCGATGATCGGCTGCGGCGCCCGCGCATGCCAGCGGATATTGGCTCTCCGAACTGGCGCGCGTTGGTCGTATCCGGCCAGGTTGGCGTAACTGCCGATCGTCTCGACGCGCTCGGTGCTCTCGACGAGCGGCTCGAAACTCGTCGCGCTCCAGACAAACGCAGCCGAGACCACCGGCGCCACCGTGCCGCCCTCGACAACAGGCGTCTGCGAATCGGCCGTCCAGGTGAACGCGGCTGCAAGGGCCGGCGCAATGGTGTCGTAGATTGGGGCCTGCGCAGAGGCTGCCCACGTGAAGCCGGCGCTGACCTGCGCCGCGATGATGTCGATCAGTGGTGCGCTCGGGTTGGCGGACCAAGTGAACGACGCAACGACCGCGGGCGCCGTGATGTCGATCAGCGGCGCACTTGCATTCGCGGACCAGGTGAAGCCGGCGGCGATCGTGGGCGCCGTCGTGTCGCCAGCCCCAGCTCCAAAGAGCAGCAGCAGGGACATGGCTTACGCCCCGACGTAATACGAGACGTTCACCCGCCCGAGGACCGCCAAGCCGCCGGCTGCCGCAACGATGGTCGTCGCCGTGTTCGCGACGCTCGATTTCAACGGCGTCGTCGGGGTGTAGGCGAGATCGATCTGCGTGCCACCGGCGGCCATCGCATTTCCCACGGACCACGCCGGATTGCCAGGCAGGTTCGTACTCGTGTGGATGATCGTCGCCGTTCCCGCGAGCGCCGCAGTAGCGTTGCGCACGATGTTGATGTGCGTGATGTAGTGGAACATCCCCACGCCAGCAGCCGGAAGCGTGGCGGTCGCCGCCGTATTCGCTGCCGCCGTCGCGGTCACGTGCAGGTTCGACGGGATGTTGCGGGTCAGGATCACCTGATCGGCGATCGACGCGCGGGTTTCGGCCTACACGTCCGGCAACGTGACTGTGG